AAACGGAGGAAATGAAAAAGCCCGGCTCAAACGAGCCGGGCCTGGCAAAACAGGAACTGAAGTTTTAACCCCCCTTAAGCCAGTTCGGCGGCCAAAGGCGGACCACCCAATCCATAACCTTTCCTTTTTTTCTTCGACCGCCAGCCCAGAAGAATGATTCCCCGAGCAGTTCGTCAGCATCCCAGCGCCGCCAGGCCGAAGAATCCATATGCCACTCCTCCCCGATCCGAACATGAAACTCGAACTCGCCCGGCGTCAGCCTGAAGCCGTCCCGGTAAAACCGATCATGAAACATCGAGGGAGCCGTTGCGTATCCATCGCGTTTGAAGCCGATTGCGTCTGCGAGCCAGGTTGAAGCGCCATCCCACTCGAACCCGGCCGTCATAACCAGGCGCTTACGTTTACCCGGAGCGCCCCACTCCATCGCATAATCATTGACTAGGCGCTTAATCGTTTTGCGCCAGATTCCCCACCCGGTCTCTCTGATATCCTGGACAATCGGCTGGAAGAAATCTTCCTGCCGCGAGTAAGTTGTGCGCGGCGTGATCTGAATCATCCAGCAAACTCCTTATCGTCGATCTCCAAGTAACGCGTCCGACCATGTACGAACCCGCTCCCAGAGACGATTGCCATTTTTCGCGACATCACGTCATCGACGTATTCAGGCCGGGACGCGAGTGCGACCGCCCGCGCCAGAATGAAGAGCTTTGTCCGCTCGCTCATATAATCGCGGGTTTCCTGGCGGTAGATGTCCCGAGCCTTCAGAACGACAGAGCCATTCTGAACAGCAATATCGAAGCAGAGAGCGAAAGCCCGCTCGCTGCGGAATTTATAAGCCTGCATGATTCTTCTAGCGTTATCAATGTATTGCTTCGCCATGATTCGTTGGAGATATTGGCAGCCAGGCGCTCGGCCGAGTTCCCGAAAATACCGACGCCATGGCTCGTTGAGTGTCTTGCCTGTGCTGGTGCTGATTGCCTCTGCGAAGGCAATAAACTTCTGATGCGTTTGCAGCGCGTCTTTGAGTTCCTGGAATTTTGGATAGGGCTGCACGTCGAATATGGTCTTCATCGTTGCGGGCATATGGAGGAGACATTGTTTGAGTAGCGTATAGAGCGAGCCTTGGCGGGCGGCGAACTGTAGAAAACCGAAGCTCATGCCCTGGCCGTCATGATTGCCGGAGAGAGTCGAGTAGCCGTCCGAACCCTCAAAGCTGGAAGTAATATCGACCGCTCGCTTGATGCTGATGTTCTCCGTCATGATTATTTTTCTCTCCCTTATTATATAAGTTGAAAAACGAAACGAAACGCAAAAAAATAAAAAGTATATACCCGAAAGCCGCCGTCGCGCCTTACCCGCAGGGGCAGGGGGGCTGGGAGTACCTAAAAGCCGCTAGCCATGCGGGTTGTGGCGAAAGGTACGACAGTAGCGGGTCTTGGCCTCTGGTATATACTTTTTACAAGCTTCAGCCGAGGCGCGGCGGCCATCAGGTCGGATGTCGGTGCGGTAGCAAGCGGCAGCCCAGCTCCTGTCTGAACCAGTCCTGCCACGATCCCGTAGCCTGTGGTGTTTAGGTGCACTGCGTCGGTGTGGAAGTACGTCAGGTCATTATTATCGGTTAACCTGGGGTCTGCTTCCAGGTCTATTACCGTCCATTTTGAATCGACGTTCGCTTTGATGGCCGTGTTGTACAGGATTCGCTCATCATTCGCCGCTGTGGTGAAATCTGCGCCGGGCAGCGCTGTCAGAACATAGACCTTGTAGCCCTGGGCACTGTAGTCGTCTACGATCAGATTGAGATCCACCAGGGTTGTAGCGGCTGAAGCGCCATTCCTAATATCGTTTCTGCCGGCCCACAGAATCAGCTTATCTTGCGCTGCGCCTGTGTTTCCGCTGGCATACGTGACTGCTTTCGCAGCTGAGTCCGTTTTTATGCCGGCCGCTGTATCGCTATTTTCCCCCTCGACCACGTACCAGCCCGCCGTTGGGGACAAGGTCTGCAGCTGAAGCGGATAAGAGTCATACCCGTTCGCGTTCGGCTCTGCAGACAGCGAATCACCTTCCGTCACGATCGTTGGCAAGGCAGGCAGCCCTGCGGTCCAGTCATAGTCTGAACCTAGAGTGAATAGGTTACCCACTTTGGCGTTGGTGAGGAACACGTCGTCCAGGTAAAACGCCTGATGCCAGCGCATATCTGCGCCGGTATTGTTCCCGGCCAGCCTTGCCCGAAGCCGGAACGCCGCGTCCGGGTCGATCAGATTGCTGTCAGTCAGAAGGCCAGTCGTCGAAAACTCTTTCAGGTTGCCGGCTTCCGCGTACCAGAGCTGAGCTTTGCTGGTGCCACCAGCAACCGATTCGTAAGAAAGCACGAACAGCCCCTTTTCGCCCACCATAAAATTCGATCCAGAGCCTGTGTATACATTGCTGGCTGTGATTATGTCTGACTGATCGGCGGTCACCCCGTCACTGCCCACGATCACCGCTCTTACGACTTTATCTGTTCCTATTCTAAAATACCAGTCCAGTTCGCTCGGAAAGCCAGACAGGCCGCTGGACATGGTCAGTGGGAAGGTGTTCCCGTCCACGTCTGTATTCAGTGTGCCCCAGAAACCCACGGTGAATCTGTTGGCGACTCTGGTGGTGGCGTTATCGGCGACCCAGAAGTCCGACCCCCCGCCGCCTACAGCGTCGGCGTCTATATCCAGATACCCGACACCCCACGTGCCACCGGTGACAGTAAGGTCAGTGACGCCCATCTCATCGGTGACCGCCTCGCCTTCACCCTCACTGAATAGCCAGAAGTTTGACGGCGCTTCGATGGCGAGCTGAATTGAGCCGGATTTAAAAAAGCTGCCGCTAAAGCTCGACGGGCCAAAGAATGAGGCAAGCTTAGTGGATTCTGCATAGGTCGCTGCTATGTTGCCTGCCATCAAACATAGCGCCAATGCAGCGCCAATCAATCTCTTAAACATGCGTCTCTAGCTCCATGGATGTTTTATTGAACGCGATGGTTTGAAAGCGGCGGAAGAAATCAGCCCCCAAGAGACCCGCCATCATAATGTCCTTCCCGTTAAAATCGCAGACCAGAACTTCCATATTCGAGAGCTCAATGTCTCCAATAATGAGGTTTACATTTGCTGTATTGGCCTGTATCCGCCCTCCGGCCGTCATAACCTCTACCGGCTCTCTACTGGCGTCCGGAACGATCCCCCACCGGGCGGCCGCGTCGTCGGAAATGGCTGTGAAGCTCGCACCGGTATCAATCAGGAATTGGCCGACGCCTTTTTTATTCACCATCGCCACAACAAATAACTGGCAAGTTTTGCGGATCGGGTCCGTATACTCAATAATCGGAACGATATGCTTCGTCATCGTGTTACTTAATCCTAAGTTTCGTGGATTCAATAAATTTGATGCCAATCTGCCCGATAAGGGCGCTCACCTGCATAATCAGATCCTCCCCTTCCTCCGTACAGAACGGGCCGACGTTGCCGCTAAAAACTCCCTGATTAGCCCCAAGCTCAAGCGTTGTCAGCGTGTCGGTTCCAGACTTAATAGTAAGATTAGCTGGGGTCGAGTCGCTGAAGGCGAGGCCAACCATACAGGTCATGGTACTGTCCGGGCTGGTATTGATCGTCAGATCCGTGTCCGTGGTGTCAAAGTTTGCCCGAACGTATTCCATCCCGCACTCATTGTGGTAGCACTCACTCGAGTTCGTGTAGAGCGCAGTAACGGAGTTGTCCGCCATGGCCAGCCCGCACACTACAATGAGCGTGGTTAAAACCGTCAGAACGGCAAGAGCCATTTTCATAAGATCTTGTTTCATTTATCAAACCTCGCTTTCATACTGGATACTTCTACAGACAGCCGTTCGCAATCGCTTTTTGTTCGCATTAATTCCGTAAAAACGCTCTCGTATCGCAATTCACACGCTTTAATTTCTGCTTTAAAAACTTCCATTAAGGTATTAACAGTCGACTTATAATCTTTGCGATAAATATTCGCGATAAAAAGCGCCACCGCGACTAATGGTGCTTGCACCGCAGCATTCATAATCGCAGTCCCTAGTTCTGGCGTCATAGACCGGCCTCCTCTATTATTCGATCGATAAGCGTTCCAGCAGCCGCTGGCAGGAGTGGTTTAAGCTCCAGAATCATATCGGCCGCATTCTCCCAGTCACCCACCGCAGCGGCCTCGCGTATCTTGGCTGCCTGCTCCAGAACAACACGGCGGTATTCTTTCGAATATGACCGTGAGCTGCTTTGGAATATTGAAATGAATGCGGCGTTTAATTTCTCAGCCTGGCCTCTTCGGTCCACTGGCCGCATGTTATCGGGCAGACGGCCAATAACCAGCTCATAATCCTCATCCACCTGGGCGGACAGATCCAGATACCCGGCCGTTTTAAACACTGTCGGATCTGAGACACTTCTGAGATACTGATACGGCGTTGTGTTTCTGACTCTTGGCATATTCGTCCCCTAAGTTACCTGGTCGACGACATAGCCCAGTACAGATACATCGACGGCTGCGCCCGCTGTCCGCTTATATTCGATTATCTGGCTGCTGTCTGTCGGCAGGAAGAAAATAAACTCGTACAGGTTACTCACAGAACCAGTGTTGGTGTTTGACCAGGCAAGCCCATCGCTGCTGTCTCCGTTCTCCCTGAAATGAACGGTACCGGCCGAGGAGCTGTTGGCGTTGGCTTTTAATTTTGCTTCTCGCGACGTTTCCGGAATAAATGCACTCAGGTCAATATCAGTAAAAATGGCATCCGTACCGGCATCCAGAACGTTGGTCTCGCCGACGGTGGTGTTATAACCGGAGAAATGGATATTATAGTGGATCTCGCCCCTAAAGCGGCTCCAACCCACAACCTTGAACGGATAAATATCCTGATCAGTATCATTAATGAGGGAGAAGGGGAGCTGCGCGTATTTTGTGTACCCGGCCGGAAGATCCAGCAACGTATCCCCGGCGGCGACATTCATATTGCTGAGCGCGAGGGATGCCGATTCGCCGGTTTTGTCAGAGATTGCGTAAAGATGCAGCTCAATATCGGGAGCCTCGCCACCGCGTTTATAGGTTGCGCCGCTCCATGGCGTGTACGGTGCACTAACCAGAGTCAGGGCAAGATCATTCGTAATCGACTGAACGACTCTCCCCTCACCGCCCGCATAAATCACTTGCCCCGCTAAAAAGTCGGTTAAGAAACTAGTGCCAACCCCGGTAACGGCTGTCGCTGATGAAGATACTGTGCCGTCCAGATTCGCGCTCTGGAGCATCCCCGTCGCGCCGAAGGTAGAAACGTCGACGGTGATCGAATCGGGCTGGCGAATAAATACCTTTCCCGTCGAATCGATAACACCAACTTTGGCGACGCTAAAGGATGTCCCGTCAATATAGACCGGGGCGGCGGTGCCGAAATGAGGGATATAATCGGGATTTATCCGGTGATCACCTTCGTCCAGTGTGAAGGTTTTGACATGCGCCAGATCACCCTCGCCATCGTTATAAACCCACCCGACGCACCGCCAGTATTCAGATGGATGATACATGCCCAGCCTGGAATCACCCATGCGCGGCGCTTTATCGCTGAACCTGAGTTTTAAAAGTTTGTCGCAATAAATGTAAAATACGGTGTCTGTAGCTTCTGAAACGCCGCTCTCCAGATCGCCGGGCTCTGTGATGTTGATGACCTGGCCATAATCCTGAATGGAGAAATCGACGCCATAAACGCTTATAGAGCGTAATTGAACACGCACCGTCTCGGTGTCGACAGTACTGATCTTGCCCTGCAGATCGCTCTTCCAGCGCACATCAAAATTATTCGAGTGGGCGGCGACTGTCTCCGTATCGTCGAGAATAAAGAAGCCCAGCCAGTGGGCGTCCATATTCGACCACGAGCCGCTGTAGCGCCGCCAGCGTTTGGTGTTCCCGTTGAAATACCACTGGTTTGATGTGGCCGATGCCGGGTCGGAATCCTCAAATGTCGGATGCAGCACCGTCTTATGCGTCGTCAGCCCGTCATCTTCAACGAATACATAATTAGCCTTCATCAGGGTCAGGGTGTCGTTGTTGCTGAGCGCCTCCCGATCTGTTCTGGCGACGCCGCGCATGAAGGGGAATAGCCTGTTATTCGTTGAATCGATGTGCGCGAGGAAGTATTCAGATCCCTTTTTGAAGCATTGAACAGTGCCATCCAGGCTGGATATCTCAGAGCCAATGTTGTCTATCGTGAGTGCCTGGCCGTCCTCGCCCAGGTATTTTGTCTCGGCCTCGCCGGCGAGGGCCGTATCATTGACAAGGCAGGTATTATTGCTGGCCGGAGCCGTCGTCATACCGGTGATGGTTTGATCACTTGATATCGTGACGGTGGCATTATTAATGACCGCCACGAGCGACGTGGTGGCGGCATCAATTTTGCCGTTGGTGGTGGAGGAGACTGGGGTAAGGAAGGTGGGATAGCCAGACGTGGCGGCGAGCCCGCTTTGTATTTGATGCGACTCTGCGGCAATCGAGCTTAGATCGCGCACTGATCCGCCCTGGATCAGTTGCCCGCTGAATCTGATATTATTCCAGTCGGTTACCCCATCGCCCAGGTCGCCGCCCGAATCGGTCGGAACGCCTGAAGTGTTGCGCGGAACGAGATCCTCGTTAAGCGCGGAGACGAACTGGTTAATGTCCGCCGCTTCGATCTCGTCGACGTTGGCAGTAACCGTTGATAGGTTGTTGTTGCCCATGGTTTCTCCTCGTCAGGCCACAATGCCAGCAGAGCGTAATTTAAAAGTAGTTCTGAAGGTTTTAAAATCATGCGTGATGCCAAGGACGCGCCAGCCCTCTCTCGGGTCGATGCGCGTTGCACCTATTCTCCCGGCATACCTGCGGCCGCCATCATAAAGCAGGCCGGTGTTATACCTTGGCGGGTCCAGCTCTGTTAAAAACCCACGCGAGTTGATGGTAATTATATCGAGCAGATCCACCTCGTCGCCCATATAAACCGTCGTCACCTCGACTTCAGCCTTTGGAGTTTGGAACTCCCCGAGAATATTTGCTGCGATCTGGCTTATCGTCGTTGAGTTGGTGACAAAGCCGATATCGATTTGTTTGCGGGACGCGCCGTATCGCCGGATCACTTTGTTGTCGGCCTCAAACTCGGTTTCGTTAAGAGTGAGCTGGGTAAACACCCGCTGCATGCCGGAGTTATATTCTTTGATCTCAATAATCGTTGCCGGGCTATTTCCGCCCCGGCCAGTAAAGCTGTGCCTGACCGCGTTTGATGTGGCGCGGCCTGAAATGACGATATCCGAGCCCTGAACCTTCAAAACGCTGTTTGAAGCCAAGAGCAGGGCGTTGATACTGCTTTTTAATTGCTTCCCGACAAAGAACTCAAAATCATCAATCGTATTATTTATCTGCGGATTGATATTTTCCAAGGCCACGTTGAGAAATTGCGTTATCTCTCTGGTATTCAGCAGGTTGAATAAGGCGACCTTGAATGTCTGGCCGTTGGTAACCGCGCCCGGGTCGGTTCTGATTCTGGATATGATATCTGAATAACTCAGCGCCTGTATCTGGACGACACCCTGGCGCTCATCAATTTTAGTCGCACGGTCATCGATGAAGCCCTCAAAGATCACGTCTGAGACAATCTCGTTCTCGTCCGTCGGATCCTCTATATCCCTGAAGCCTGCAACGATTTTGATTCTGGAGCGGTCAATAAATTTGTTTTCAAAAAAGCCCCGGTTGTAAAAAAACCGGCCCTCGCCGTTATCGAGTGATATCCGGATATTAGCCGCCCGCAAAAAGCCGATATCAAAATCATCGCCCTCAACCGTTTTGGAAAATTTGCCCAGGTTGGTGTCCAGAACGAACCTGGAAATGTCCTGGAAATCGTTATAACTCTCGTTCAGATTTCTGGTCGACAGATATATTTTGAGATATTTTATCTGAGCGCCGAGTTTTGCATGATCTGCGGTGCTTTTGCCGCCAGAAAATAACAGTAATGGCATGGTTTAATCCTGGCGCACAATAACTTTGACAGTGAGATCTGTCGTCCCGTCAAACGTGATGGCCCCGGTAGCTATAAGCACCAGGTACAGGGTTGATGTACCATTGAGTTTAATTGGGATATTCAGACCAGTTGCTTTGATGATGCTGTTGTCTGCAAAATCGTATGTCCCGCCCAGCCCGGCTAAGTCCACCACATCCAGAATCTTAATTAAATCCCCATCGGAAATAGCGATGGCCGCATTCTCGGTGAAAGTTGAGGATGAGGGATCTTCCCTGAAGATAATGGCTTTAAGCCCGGGCGCGGCGCTGGATTTCGATGTAATAATAATACTTTCAATGACGCCTGATCCGCCCGATGCGCGAACCGAACTGCTTAGGGAGATTTTCCCACCCACAACATCCCCGGCGGCATATGCTGAGGCGGCCTGAACCAAAGGGATGGTGGTTTTTTCAACTCGAATCTGTGAAACATCCACCTCGCCGATTGCGTTGGTTCCTGTGGGGAGGGCGGGAAGACTTAATACGTCCACGTCGCCGATATTATTTGACCCTGCCGCCAGCGGCGGGAGGCTCAAAACATCCACATCCCCGATATTATTCGTTCCCGCCGCCAGAGCTGGGAGGGTGGTGACCTCGACGGGCAAACCAGCGGCCGCCTCGACATCGGTAAAACTGTCGTCAGCGCCGAACTGGATCTTTACTTTCTGAATAAATTCACTGCTGGCATTAAAATCGCCGGAAACTTTGGTCGTTCCCTGCTCTTTCATTAAAACATTATCGCCCATTAGTGGCCTCCTTTAGGCTGATTCCGACAGTGCAACCTTCACGTTCATACCGGAGAAGTAAGCGTTCTTGAAAAAATTATGCCGGTAGCGGCGGCCATCGATATTGACCAGGAATATATCTTCCAGCCTGTACCCGATATCTATATGTAGAAACTGGTCGGTATCCCCGCCACATGGCCAGACCAGAAACGGCGAATATCTCTCGGCGAGCGCGATAAATAGCGTCCTGTCGGCATTTCCCACATAGTCCCTGAAGTTCAACTCGACAACTTTATGAGTGCCGGCCCAGACAATGCTTTCTTTCGAATCAATCATCCGGTTCACGGTGGGCCGGTCATTATCGACGTACGCGATTTCAGGGTATCCGACGAGCTGCCCGATGGATTTGGTAATGATCAGCTGACCGATGCTCTTCTCCGCATCGGCGGACATCGTGGTGTCGACTTGGAGCCTGACCTTAGTTGTGGTCTGCTCGGAGAACTGCTTGAAGTACGTTGTCTCCTCGTTCCCGGTCACCGGCGTAAAAGCGTTCTGCCAGGCCGACCCGTCCCAGTAATCAAAATTGAACGCCTTAAAATTATTGCTCACGAGTATCAGGGAATCGATGGTTCTGGATGTGGCAAAATTGATTTCAATCGTCTCTGTCGTCAGATCGTCGCTCCCTGTCGACTGGTATACGCTGAAGGGATCGCGACTAAAGGGGAAGAGCTTTGCCGCCTCGCTGCTGGTGACGGTAATTGCTACGGAATCGCGCTTAATATCCGCGTAGGACATTTCAAAGAACCGAACGCCCGCTCCCATTAAGCAGACTCCAGCGCGATTCTGCTGCCGACGGTAAACTTGCGCTCAATCAGCGCCCGCTCCAACTGGGAAACCATCTCATCAGGCGGGCCGAAGAAGCTCGCGCCGTCAAAATAAATATTTGTTATGTCGCCGCTGGAAGAGCCACCAGCCCCAGCGCCGCCACCGCTTAGACTCAACTCCCCGGCCCGGATACCGTCGGAGAATGTCTTGGGAACGACGATTTCCCCTTTCGAAAACTGGGCGACCATATCCTCGGTAATCCCCGGTGTTCCCTCGGCGAAGCCAACCAGGCCAATACTTCCAATGATGGCAGCTTTGGCCAGGCCGAACGCCAGCATTGAGGCATAAACGATTGGTGGCAAAATAATGTTTAGTGGGAAGGGAGCGTTGGCTGCTTCCTTGGCGGCGTTAAGCGCCATGGCGTGGGCGGTGACAAGGGCGGTGGCCATGGCGACTGCCTTTGAGGCGGAGAATATCTCTTTGAAAATCCCTATAATGAACCGGCCCATGCCAGAGAAGATGGAGGTCAGCCCGGAGGCCATACCACCAAATACTGACTTGATAGCGCCTGCGAACTTTCCAATCATTTTTTCTAGCGCCACAAAGTCTTTTGTAAGAAATTTCTTCATGGCATTGAATGCTTTTGTTATCCCTACAAAAATAAAATCGTTAATTTTTTTACTTATCCGGCCCGTAATGTCATTAACGATGCCGTTCAGTAGCTGCATGAGCGCGTCCTTGATGCTGAGATTACCCATAATTAGACCGCTCAAAATGGTCTGAACAAAGTTCTCAACCATACGCTGGGCCGACTCAAGAAACGACTGCTCAGTTTCCTGCTGCGCGGTCTCCAGCTCCTGTTGCGTGGTCTGCCGTATTTCAGCGATCCGCCCCTCAAGATCTGCGATCTGCCCGAGTAGCGCAATGGATTCAGCATTTTCACCATTAATCGCAATCATCTCCTCGCGCTTCATTCTAAGTGCGTCGATCTGATCGTTAGTGAAGTTGATCTCTTTTGTCGCCTGGTCCTCTTTTATGATGGCCAGCCGGGACAGAAATTCTGTTTCTGTAATTTCCTTGCGGCGGAACTGTTCCTGCAGGTTTCTGAGTTCAAAATCATTGGCGCGGCGCTGGAAATCGAGCTGGATGCGCTGCTTGGTCTCTTCCAGCCTTATAAACGCGTCCCGGCGGCTTCTGTTCTCCGACTGAATAAACCGGGTCAGATCCTGCTCGGCCCGCTGCTGGTCGATGTAACTTTGCTTGATTTTGAACTGGACATCTTCCAATGCCTTGACGCGCTGCGCCTCTGCGTCCCCGGTGAATTTAATCTCTGACAGCCGCTTTTCTGTTGCAACAAGATTCTCGCGCTCATGCGTTATTTTGGTAACGCTGAGCGCCAGAAGATCCGCCTTCTGGGCGTAGCCCCCTAGATTAAGGGCTGTCTGTTCCGCCGCCTGCCCGGTCGCTCTTAGTGACGATGTGAGTTGGTCATTAATGACTCGCAGGGCGTCCATTTGCGCTTTTTGTATAGCGGTGGCTGCTGCAGCATCCCCGCCAGCATTGATTGTCTGGTCGCCGCTTCTGCCCAGCACATTCCCCAACCCGGTATCTGAACTGCTGGCCGACCTTGGCTTTGCGCCGATGCCAGCAGCAACACGGGCAATTCTTTCTCTTTGCCTGGCGTTAAACTTTGCATCGATTGCATCGATTTTCATATTCGTTGTTTTGACGGCGCTCTCCAGAACAGCATCGAACTGATTCGTTCCGCCGAACTGGGCCAGCACCTTGAGCGTGGTTATCAAGCCACCGATCCTGACGATGAGCTTCTCGACATTACTCGTGATCTCATCGAACACCTGGGCCACGACGCTGGACGCAACGTTAAAATCATGCATGAGGTTGCCGGTGAGGCTGAACTTCTCGCCGAGCCAGCGGACAGCATCGCCCAGGCCGAGGACGTTGTTTTGAACCAGGAATAAGGTTGACTGGATAATGACCAGTGCCGGTATAAACCGCGTCAGAAGAAATGTTCCGGTCGCGGTGAGCGCTGTTAATAGCGAGCCGGAGACGGCGGCCCAGCCGCCAAGTGCTGTAATTAATCCGGCAACATTCGCAACCAGGCCAGCAATACCAGCGGCCGACAGCGCAACAACGGCGACAAGGCCGGTCAGCCCGGTTAGAACCAGTGCTGTTACTGCGATAACTTTTTTAATCGGGGCGGGGATGGCATTCAAGGCGGATATGAAATTGACCAGGACGTTGGATATGTCCCTGATGACCGGACTTAATTCTGTCCCGATTGATATTGCAAACTCTTCAGCGATGGAACGAAGCCGCTTCAGCGAGCCGAACAGTGTGTCCGACTGTTTGGCCGCAACGTTTGCGGCGGTCCCGGCAAAATTGTTGACCTCTGCATTCAGGTCTCTAATAGATTGTGTCCCTTGGAGGAGCAGGACATTGATTGCCCGCAAGGATCGCTGTTCGAATATTTTGCTCAGGATGTTGTTGCGAGATTCCGCCGTAAGGGGCTTAACGCCCGCCTCAAGGTCTTCGAGAATATCAATTATCGGCCGCATGTTTCCGGCCGCATCAAAGACTTTCACGCCGAGCTGCTGAAGCGCCGCGCTGGCTTCTTTTGATGGGTTTGCCAGATCCTGAAGCGCCCGGCTTAATGTCGTGCCGCCCATGCTGCCCTGTATGCCCGCATCACCCAATTTGCCGAGGAGCGTCGCCGTGTCATTCAGCGGGACGCCAAGCGATGCGGCTGTACCGCCCACAAGCTTAAACGATTCAGATAGCTGCATGAAGGATACGTTCGAGCTGTTTGCCGTCTTTGTCAGGATGTCGCCGACGGTGCTGGCGTTCTTTGCTTCGATTCTGAACTGCGCCATGACGTTGGTTGTGATGTCGGCGGCCTCGGCGAGCCCTATCTGTGATGCGGCGGCAATATCGAGGACGCCGGGCATTGCCTGTACGATTTCACTCGCATCAAGGCCGGCCTGTGCCAGGAATTGCATCCCGCTGGCCGCTTCGCTCGCGGAGAAGATTGTGGTCGCTCCCAAATCCCTGGCGGTCGCAGTCATTTTTTTGAACTGCTCGTCTGTTGCGCCGCTAATAGCCTGCACACGGCTCATCTGCCGTTCAAAATCATGGAAAATTTTCAACGGGACAGCTATGGAAGCGCCAATAGCCAAAAAGGCACCACCGGCCTGTCTGCCGATGTTGCCCATTGCTCCTGCGAACCTTCTCGCCTGCGCCTCTGTATCTTTCAGGCCAGACTTAAACATCTGGTCGCGGAGGCGGAGGATTACCTGTAGGCTAGGATCTGGCATTTACCTGCTTCCTTATTTGCTCGTGCCACCATGTCGGGGTCTCTAAGGTTTCCGGCTGTCCTGTCCGGTGTTTTGGTTTTGGTGAACTGATTTCGTTGTTATAGGTTTTGGTTATTTTCTCCACCTGCTCGGCCGCTTTTTTACTCTGCGCGGCGGCGGCGGCAAGCGAATTCATATTCAGTTGCTGGATCGACTCTGCCCTTAAGAGCTTCGTGGCCGCTTCCATATAAGTGAATACTTCGATGCAGCTTAATTTTTCAGCATCGTCTAAAGACCAGCCATACGCTCGGCAGAGATAGGCATAGGCTGTTGAGACGGTGCTGGCGGAGTCGTCGTCGCTGCCGCCCTTGGCTGAGAAAAATTTGATATCTCATTTAACTTCTCTGTCGCCCACTTCCAGAATTCCCCGATTGGCTCCGGATCGATGTTATAGAGCATATCTTTGTTGGCCAGCGCCTGTTTGCTTTGCGCGCTTAAAAAACTCCAGAGGAGCGGAACGGCATGCTCATAGAGCGCTGCGGCCACTGCGATCTGCGTTGATTCGCTGGCGGTAATTTCCTCCTCGCTCATCCCCTCGCACTCTCGCCGTATCTGGGCCATAACACGCATGACCGGCCCCCTGAATGCCGGTGTGAACTTCTGGGTTTCGAGGGTTTTATTTTCGCACTGAAAAGAAAATGTGGGGTAGCTTTCCATTGGGTTCTCCTCTTTTTAAATGAAAATGGGCGGGCAGGTAGCCCGCCCAGCGGTGTTCAACGGGACAATCTATCTGTTAATAACCTGCATTTTGGCCGCGTATCCTGCGGTCGCATCAAACAGGACAGTGATCTCCGTCTCGAAGCTCGACCATTCTTTTGCCTGGCTTTCGAAGGAGACGCCGTTTCCTTTGACCCGGGGCATGTACAGTGAGCGGTATTTTGATGCTTCGCCAGAGTCCAGCTTTTCGCCGAGGACGTACATAGAGAACTCCGGCAGGCTGTTGCCGTCTGCGCCGAATTTATATTCGAAGTTATAAGTGTTGATCGGCTTAACATTGAAGGAAGCAATATCAGCCGTCACAAATGCAACGGTTCCGGATCCACCAGTAATGGTCAGGTTGGCATCAGGAACATCTACCGTGCCGCCGGAGCCCGGAACGGTGAGTGCGCTCGCTGTGATTTTAAGGGTATCATCCTGGAATTCAACACCACCGAGGTTGTTATTCAAGTAAATATCAACAGTGGCTGCGCCAGTGGCCTTTGCAAAATAATCACCAAATACGGGGTTTTCGCTGGATTTTGGAGCGATGCTCGCAATACCAGTGGTCGCGTTTGCTACGCTGGTTCCGACCTCATTGGTCAGGGAGCTGACCACCCCTGCGGCATCGCCGTCGGTATCTTCAGTGTAGGCATTAGCGCCGTCACCACCCAGATATCTAAGCAGATTCAGATCGTATTGCATGAATTTGAGCGTGGTCTTTGCTTCAGCATAGCCTGGCGCTGTATCGAAAGGGTATGGGTTGCTCCCGCCCTGCAATGGTTTCTGCTCCTGCTTGTTATCCATGCCGAAGCTACCAACAACGAGAGCTGTATGCATCGCCTTGGTTGTCCGGTCGACAATCGTAACCTGATGGACACCGTACAGAGTAACTGGATTGGATAATGTCATGATAGTCTCCTTCTCTAAATGATTCCCTCGTGGAGGTAAATCGCTTCATACGTCATAGTGCCGATTCCGAAGGGCTTTGCTCCCTTAACCTCAAGCGCCAATGAAAAGCCCTGGTAAATAAAATCCGTAACGTCGCCAATTTTCGATGAGAGCAGCGCCTGGACTTGCTCCGCCACGTTATCGATATCGTCGGCAAATGTGTCATTGCTCCCGGCAATGATTTTCAACTGCACCGTTGCCTTAACGCTCCGAGTGTTCTGCCACTGGATGTCATGACGGTTTGCGATATCTTCGACAAGCGTATAGATATAGATGCTTGGACCGTCGGTCATCTCGGGCAAAATGCGAGAGTTATAAACTCTGGATCCGGCGAAGGTTTCACCGGTGAGCGCGGCAACAATGGCGTTGCGCAGAGTGGTTCTTTTGTGCGCCATGGCTTATGCCTCGTGAAGCTGTACTGTTGAGAGTCCCGTACCGTCAGGAACGATGTCGTAAATGGTATATTCCGCGCCGTTGATGGCCACCCGGTCGCCCTGGGCGTAGCTGGAAATATCGGCCGCCGGAGTGATAAAACTTGCCATCGCGGTGGTGACATGATGGCCATCGCCGGTATTAAGTATTTCTCCCGCCGCCGTAAAAATGCCCACCACGTCGACCTCGCTCTCCTCCGGTCCGAACTGCGCGGTTAGAGCAAATTCGGTGGTTGAAAAAAAATCGTCCAGGTTCTCGAAGTCGAGCGTCACTTCTTCTTAACCCTGTTTATTTTTTTTGCCTCTGGCTTCTCGTCCGCCTCGATATTAGGGACTTCTGGCTTTTCTACCGGCTTAATCTCGATAGCGGATCCATCCGCGATCAGTTTTCTGGCGACTTCTGTCGAAAAAATATCCATTTTTTTAGTGTCGATTCGATACCCGGGGTTCAGGATTCGAGCCCCGACCACCATTTTCTTTGTCATCTCAATTTCCATCGGCGTCATCCTCCTCTATCTGAAGATGGCCATCGTCCAGCATGCGCTGCGGCAGATCGGCGGGAAGCTCATCATCACCTTTTTTCAAAACAACGTCATACTCGTTTTTCAAAAAAGCGAGTGTGGCCTTAATCGTCTCGCCCATGATTTCTGCCAGGCTGCGTACGTTGTTTATCTCAAAAAACTGGTCTTCCTCTTCTCCTGCTGGCTCCTGATCTTCTGCTGGCTCCTGATCTTCTGCTGGCTCCTGATCTTCTGCTGGCTCCTGATCTTCTGCTGGCTCAGCATCGAGCGGAGCGTCCAGAATATCCAGATCTTTCACGTCCCCGGCAAATATTTTCGCAAAATCAGCCTCCACGCCGAATACTTCTCCGGCCTTCATCTGGAATCTGGCGATCACCTCATAAACGTCCGGGGTCTCAGTGGGCTTCACCAGATGTTTACGCCTGCGATATTGTTGCTCGTCGAGCAATATTAAGCCGCCCTCAATGGCGATTGGCCCCTTAACGACTTCGTACATTTTCATAGGAATTACTCCTCTCTGTGGAGCGGGCGGGGTGTCCCCGCCCGCGCTAACTATTAGGTCAAGGTCACGTAAACCGAGTGCTGCCAGAGGCCATACCCGACGTTGTAAATGCCGTCCAGGGCGTACAGATATTCTTTTTGCTTCACGGCGTGATCGCTTCCCTCGCCCAAGACCTGCATACCGACCGGCGCGGCCTCTTGAAAAACAAACGGCTTCATTGCGCCATCGACCCGGTGGACTGCAAAGGCATCTGTCAGGGTCATCAGCGGATCAACATAGACGCCGATTTCCAGGTTCGGGGCGGTCACCAGGGTGTTAATTTGCCCGTTGGCAAAGGTTTTGTTGCTGACAGCCGCCATGGTCGCGGCCCAGAACGCAACCGGAACATGAACGACAAACTTCCTGGCAGTCTGGTTGATGGGTTTGCCGGTGTCGGACTTGAAACCCAGAATTGCCTGGATGGCTTTCAGAATAGCCTTCTCCATATTCTGTGCCGAAGGGTCTGTCGTTGTGCCTTGCGCGTCTTGCGGTATGGCCTGCTCAGAAATATCTTCGCTGATGTCGTTGCTCTGCGATCCACTATCTCCCTCGGAATGGTCGGTGTCGTAGAAAAACTGACCGTCATAACAAACCGTAGATGTCCCGGCCTCAACCACGGTCGTCAGTAATTCCAGAGGGTGGTTCGCGGCCGACATTGCCAGGTCAGCGATCCGGCTCTGGATCATGCCAAGTTTAACGAATCGGTGATCGTTGATTTTGATACCAAGCGACATCTCGTACTCGATGTTTTTCAGGAAATACGAGAATTCTCTCAGTGATTTGATCTGGCGGCCGCCGACCCATTCCCGCATCCCGGGAACATTGCCGAGCCATCCATAATTTTCACCGGCCTCCTTGTCTGAAGGGGCCTTGATGGCAAGCTCGTTAATCATATTTTTATTTTGTTGTTCTTCCAGGCTCTGGAAGAAGATGCCGACCACATCATTAGAATGAAGCGCTCGGTGCTGTGCATTTGTTGGTGCTGGCATGGAACTGTCTCCTTTACAAAATTTCTGCTAACTTACTTTTGACGCGCAATGAGCGAGTTGATCATTGTGGCGTTCTCTCGAATCGCGGCACGTAGCGCCACGTTGTCTGCCACCACCTCATTCAGGGCTTCTTGCAATTCTTTCAACTGCAAGTTGGCTTCCAAGATCGCCGCGTTAACTGCTGTGTTAACAGCCAAATCGGTATAGGTGTCAGTCGTGCTGAGCGCGATGTCTTGTACATCTGCCAGAACGCCGTCAGTCGTCCCGGTTAATGTTCCAGTCACCGTTGCGGCGGTGGCGTCAAGATCCGGGAGATCGCCGTTGCTGGTCCCGCCAATAGCGCCGCCGGCCTCGGTTAGTGCGGTCAAATGCGCCACCCCAACACCATCAAATTCAACGATCGCTTTAGTGCTGGCAACGTGCCGGACAATTTTTCCGATCATCGTGCTGGTGCTGGCGGTTAGGGTGAAGGTGTTGTCGTCGGAGGCGTAGACAGGTTTACCGATATCGGTAACGGCCGTAACGCCAGTTACTGCCAATTCAATCCGGCCGCGCTGAATCACGCTTACTTTAATGTCCCCGGCGGAGCCAGAGGCATTGTCGGCCTTCGCCTGGGCGAACCCGGCAAACGGATCTCCTGCGACGAGCGGGCGAGCGTTACCGGAACTGATACCGACGGCCGCTCCCTGATAGATAATATCGCTGGCCACCACCGGGAGGTCATTAATAACACCGATTTCAATGGCCCTTAAAGCATTATCTGCAAGTGTAGTCATGTTAAAATCTCCTTATTGGCTAAATACGACTATTAGCGGGTCGTGGAGGCCACGCGCCCTTCTTCTTTTGCTCTGGTGAATGAGGTGTAAACCTCCAGGCTGATGTATTGCTCCCGCAATTTGGCATCCTGTTCCCACTCTGCCTTGCAGCGCTCTTCAACGGGAAGCCCGCTCAGATCAACCGGCTGGTCTTTTCCCTCTTGTTGTGCGATGGGTGCCGGGGCATCTTGCTGTAAATTAGTAGCGATGCTGGCTCGCTGCTGCTTCTCGGCATTCAGAACTGCAACCGCAGCCTCTGGGCCGGTGGTTTTACCGTCGAATTTCATCGAGGCAATCAGAGCTTCATGGCCGGGCATGAACTGCTCCTCGACCGATTTAATTCGCTCCATCTCTGCCTTTGCGCCCTCAGCCCGTGCGGCGGCCGTTCCTTCTGTGACGCCTTCTTTTTTGATTTCCTCCACAAGGGAGGCGCAGTTTTTTACCAGAAAATCTCTGGTAATATCTTTCATTTCAAATGGCATAGTATCTTCTCCTTTGCTGCTGTTTTTAATTTTTTTTCTGGTAAGAAATTCCGGGGTGTGTTCAAAACTTTTTAGAGCGTCGAAGCTTGCAACCGCTTTAATGGGCTCGGTGGTCTCGTCGGCGAAACCCATGGCGACCGCTTCAGCCGCAGTCATCCAGGTTTCTTCGTCCATCATTTTTGATATTTCATCTGCCGACAAACCAGTCCTTGCCTCATAGGCCGACATACTCGCGGTCTTAACCTTCTCCAGAAACTCGGCAGTATCGCGCATGTCCTGGGCGTCGCCGAGTGCGATGGTGACCGGGTTATGAATCATCATCAGCGCGTTGGCTGGCATCGTAATGGTGTCGCCAGCCATGGCGATTACAGAGGCGATGCTGGCCGCCATACCGTCAATAAATACGTTGATCGTTGCCGGGTGGCGCATCAGCATGTTGTGGATGGCATGGCCGTCAAAGACTGCGCCGCCGGGAGAGTTAATAAATACATCGATGGTGTCTACGTCGCCGAGCGCCTTAAGCTCTCGGTTAAAAGACTTCGCATTAACCCCATCGCCGTACCAGTCCTCACCGATAAAATCAAATATGTGGATCTCGGCATTTTTGGTATCGGTTTTATTTTGAGTTTTGAACCAATGCTTCGGCATTAGGTCTCCTCCTAATTCTGAACTGCATCATTCGGAGAGTCTGTTGCTGCCGGGTCTTGAAGCCCGTCCGCCCTCCGCATTTCAACTTCCCGTTTGCGCTGGTTATGTACGTCCTCCCAGTCGGAGCCGGTGTTTTCTGTCGTAACCCGGGAGAGCGATTTCACGCCCATGTCCACCCATAGCTGTTCGGCTTTTGCTTCCCGAAGCGGGTCGATATGTCCCGGGGCTGGGCCGACCCACTCGCAGGCCGAGTAAGCTCTGATGATCGCCGCATTCCCGCTTAAATATCCGGGCGCATGGATCCGCCCGCTTGCGACGGCTTCCATAAGCCAGGTGCGATAGATGGGATCATTAAACGACTCGCCGAGCCATTTGCGGCGGCGTCTAAAAAAGCGCCAGGCCTCCATCATCGCCGCCCGGCTTGCGCTGTATGAGGCGGTGAAGTGTTTGATTAGAACTTCGAATGGCAGTTCAAGCGCGACGCCGACCTGGCGTAATATGGCCTGCATGAACGGATCAAATGCGATATTCGGGCGATTCGGATCGACGGTTTCTATTGACTCTCCCGGGGAGAGCTGGCCGATAATACCGCTCTGAAGCTTGTAGTCTTTATCCGCTGTGGACCCGCCGATATCGCTGGTTGGCTCCATTGGTGCCAGGCCGCCCGCGCTCTCTGTTTTAAAAAATACGGCAAACATCCCGGTTACAACGGCCGCCATCAGCTCTGCCTCGGTATAGCGATCCAGTTGCTTCAGGGTCTCAATAACCGGCGCGAGATCCGGAATCCCCCTGCTCTGATGAGGTCGGAGCTTCGGATATAGATGAATGACATTTCGGCGTCCTGTCTTTGCGCCGAAGGCCGGGACGCGATTCCACCTTAATTCTGTAATCAGGCTGCCCGGGTGTTGGGTCTGTATATGGTAGGCCACTGGCGCACCGAAGCTGTCTTTCTCGACGCCGCCAGCCATGGCGATAGTATCCATCTGATGGTTGGGGTTGCTGATCCGGTCACCCTCGATAAGCTGGACGCGGGTTTGGTAAGGAAACCCGCCGCGCTCAAACATAGGAAGCAAGGCAAAAACGTCGCCGCTGGTCAGGACACTTCTGAAGGCCAGCTCCTGGAGGCCGTAAAAATTAAGTGTGCGCTCGGCGTCGCATTCCTGCGACTCTGACCATACATGGAATTCCCGCTCGGTGTTCCGCTGCCAATCGGAGGCGGCATCGGCGGTCATGCCCAGAAACTCGTAATCAATTTTGCTTTGGAGCTTTAGCCCGTCGCCGACAACGTTTAAGACCTTCGTATTAATTGCGCCCAGGGCGATGGGATTATTTCTGGAAAGATCCCGCGATCGGTTAACCAGCACCTGGCGGTCAGGGAGAGTATCCCTATCAGCGTCCTTCAGCCATGGCACCCACTCTTTAAGGGTGCGGCGGGAGCGCGACGCGCCGGTATAACTATTTACTGTCGACATGAGCGCACGAGCGCGGAGGCGTTTCACTCCGTCTTCAGGATTAAAGAACGCAACGAGCTGATCAATCGCGTTCATTTGGAACGCGGGCTGTCTGGATGGGACTTCTCTCATGAGGGTGTTGCCCCAAACAGACGAATGCCACCGGCATCTTCGCGGTCAGCCATTTTCCTGAGCCACTTCTCGCGCTCGTAGAGGGTGCGGAGATCGCCACGCTTCAGCATCCGATCCCCGATCTGATATTCCTGAGCGCCGCCCTCAATAGCGGTAATGGCTGTTTGAACCTCTTCCAGTTGGGTTGTATATGACTTGATCGCCATTTAATACATCCTTCCTATAATTCTGTTTTTTTTACGCGCAGGGGCGGGAGGCTCCGGCGTATCAGGCTTTAATCCCTCGTGGTGCTGGTGTGGAATGATGCGTGTCCCCCACTCCTGCCAGTTGCTCGCGAGCATATTTAAGCCGGCGAAACTTAAAACCATCATGTCCAGCGCCTCGTTCCTGGCTCGGATTTTGCGCCAGGCTTTTTTCTCTACCCCTCGCTCCATTTTTTTGACGAGTTGCTCGGCGGCCAACTGTTTAAAAAATTCTTCCATGTAGCGATCCGGGAAGTGGATATATCCCGGCCCGGGCTCAGTTCGGTTCAGGCGGCCGTATATAATTTCTTTTGCGGGATCGACGCCGACGGTGAACAGCTCGACTTTTCTTTCATCAACACCCGTTCTCTTCGGGGCCGGGCTCGTTATGATTGGCCGGCCGTCTCCCGCGACGCCCTTGGTGGCAAAAATACGCTGGGCTGTTTTCCCTTTGCAAAAATCGTAGACGATCTGAGTTTTAAAACCGGAGTCGATGCAGGTTGATGATATTCGCAGCTTGACGCCCGACTCATGCGCGAATGTGCGATCAAGATAATCCTGCAACTCCCGCCAGACGCCGGGCTGTTCCGGGTCTCCCCAGAAGGTCTGGTGATCAACCGACCAGCATTCTTCCCTTAGCCCCCAGCCGTTCACCAGAATCTCTATACGGTCATTCTGGATGTCGACGCCTGCGGTAAGAACGAATGCGCCCATCGGAACTTCGGCGGTATACTTCTCGCGGCGATGGTAAAGATCACTACTCTCTATCCCTGCGCCCTCTTCCTTCCAGGTTTCGCAGAGCCGGGTGTTTGTGAAAACTTTTAACTTTTGAACATCCTCCTTGGCGTCCAGAAACTCCTGGACAAACTGCGCCCAGGTGAACCATGGGCTGTATAAGGTATTGAGCCTGAATCCGGCGACTCCGTTAAATTCAGCCTGGGCGATCCATTTTCCCCGGGCGACCATATCCGGCTTGTCTGATTCGAAAAGCAGCGTTCCGCATTCGATGCAGACCATGTGCGCCGTCTCTGGCCTGTGTACTTTTACTCCGTCGACAATCTCCTTATCCCAGCATACGTTTTTCCATTCCAGCTTTTGATACTGGTCGCAGTGGGGGCAAGGAACAAAGTATTCCCGCTGGTCGGATCTCTGATAGGATGGGTGGATCTTCGAGTCTGTGTCATTGCCGGGTGATGACGTTTTTATGATTTTTTTGTCCCAGAAATTGGTAGTCCGTTTTTCCGCCAGGTCGATGGGGTCGCCTTCTTTTTTGGAAGATTTTTCGTAACGATCACACTCATCTTCGAATAGGCGCTTGATGGGTTTTCCCGCAAGCGAGGCGGGAACGTTAGCGCTGGCAATCGCCAGATAGCCACCGGCAAAATTCTTTTTGAATGTCCCGCTCTGTTTCTCATGGCCGCCACCACGACTCGGATATATTTTGCGCGACAGTACATCGGTGTCACGGATCATGGTGTCGATCCGGTCCTCTGAAAAATCCTTCGCGTTGTCCTTGTCGGGCTGCACCATCAACATCGGACTTGGATCAATATGAACGCTATAGGCGATGCAGTTAAGTAAAATCTCGCTTTTGCCGAGCTGCGATGCCCATTCCAGAACGATGGTATGAACGGTGGGATCGGTAAATGCATCCATCGGCTCACGCTGGTATTCGGCGCGGCTGGTGTCCCATTGCCCGTATTCAGAGCTTCCTTCCTGCGACAGCATCCTATATTTGTCCGCCCACTGCGAAACGGTGAGATCCGGCGGCGGGGCGAGAAGCGACAACACACTGCGGGATACTGCAGCCAGCGTGGCGGAGCATCTGAGTTTAAGGCGATTCGATTTCTGTTTCAGAGAGTTCTCGCAAGCCTTCGTCAATCGCTTTTTTGATGATTTCTTTTGCCTGGGCATTGGTTCGTGTCGCCCTCACTCGTTGCGCCAGCCGGTTTGGAATAGAGCTTAATTTTGATTTCATGCGCATGATCATCAAGCCCCATGTCTCCTCCACCTCCTGGGCGAGGACCACCTCCTGGCGGCGGCGCTGAAGTTCTATTTCCTGCAATTCTGCTTTTACTCTGGTAAGCCTGGTGCGCTCTAAGCCATAACCCGTCTGTTCAGCCCCTGCGGATCCATAAGCCAGCGATTGCAGGTACTGGATATAACCACGAACCGATCCGACGAGCGGGTACTGTCCCCGCGCCGCCTTGGGGATAACGCCCTCTTTTGCCAACTGCTGAACTCGTCGCGGGTCAAGGCTGAGTAGTTTTGCGATGGCCTCCAGGCTGATCACCTGCTCGGCCATGGTTTACCTCGCGGTGGCCATGGCGCGATTAAACGCGGTCTCAAAATTCTTTTGAACACGATCTGTCACAGTCCGCCGGACTGTTTCCTCAAAACCGAATCTGGCGTTGATCTCTGCTTTTGGAATCAGAAGAAACATAACCTCGACGGGGAATCTGCTCTTGCCCTTGCGGCGCATAATTGCTTCACGGCCGGATTTAAGCCGCTGAATAAATGACTTGGGGCGATCCAAAACAGCGCGAGGGCGGTTTGATTTCGTAATAATATCGCGCTTGTTTTTTCTGGCACCCCGGGCAGGGATGGCTAGATGCTGGCCTCGTGGTGTTTTGGTGCCGCCCTCTTCCTGCAACTGCATGTAGTCGTCTCGAACCATCACCCTGGATTCCAGGTGGTTCTTTTTTGCTGGCTGGATTTGAACCCCCTTTTGCGTCCAGGTATTCCTGATCGTGAACTTATGCGGCAGCCTCACTATGACGACTTGCTGAGCGTCTTTGGCTGTCTGGGTTAGCGTCATCGCGCCGATGAATGGCATCTGCTCCCGCGCGAGGAAACCCATGCGGCGCTCCAGATCCGAGGTGTCAACTGTGATATCAAGCTGCATTCTTTTTAATCTCCAATTCTGGAAATAAATTTTTCATGCGGGAAACAATAAAAAGCATCTC